TTAAAACTAGTTCAGTTCTTTCAGAATTATGTAATTCAAAGTTAGTTGTACCAAAAGTACTACCTGAATTAAAGTTTGCAGCAGTTAATGTTATTACTAAGTCGGCGCTAGTTGCACTACCTAAGACAGAATCACCACTAACGGTTATAGTATCTCCTACAGCAAAGCCTGTTCCAGCAGTGTTTATACTAACTACAGTAGCTGTTTGCCCAGCTATAGTTATAGTTATGTCTAATCCAGATCCAGAACCACTAGTAGTGTAGCCAGCTGTTGTGCCTGGTTTACCTGTGTAAGTTCCGTTTGTAAAATCTGTTTGATTAGTTGTTATACTAGATGTTAAAGTTCCAGTACCTGTATTTAACAAGCTTGGTCCATATACAGTTGTATCATGAACTAATTGTCCTAAATTACCTGTAAAATAACCCCATCTAACATCAGTTGGTTTCTTTACATATTGCATTTTAACATGAGCTGGGTCAACTATTGTTTCAGGATAAACTAAAGCTTTATTATCTTCGTATAAATATATTGGGTAATTTTTTGTAGGTGCAGTTAAAGGGGCTTTTCTAATATTGTATATTTCTGCTCTACCTACTCTCTGCATTTCTTTATATGTTGCAGTATTTGGTTCATAAGTGATTGAACCTAGTCTATATAACTCAGAAGGAGTTGTAAAAGGATTTGTACCACCAATAGTTTTTTCAGCTACTGTTTGGTCATTTTCAGTTTTAAATTCTGCAATTTTTTCATCTGTAACAGCAACTCTATCTGAATATTCCATATCAGACTGAGGTATACGTAGTTGTTGATTTAAGTCTTCAAAGTAAGCCTCAAATATTTCTCTTTGTACTTGACTACCTATTTTATTAAATTCATCAGGTGTCATATAGCCCCTTTGTTCTTTATTTAAAATAAGTAATACAGTTTTATATACAGTATCTACGCTTATTGCCATTTTTAATATTTTAAAAAGAGAGGTTACTTGTGTAACCCCTCATAATTATAGTCACTTGTTATTTGAACTTTTTCTCGATAGATTTATAAACCTCTACGCCTTCATCAGTTTTAAACCAAGCAGCTAACGCTGAGTATGGGTTTTCATCAAAAGGAACGTTCATAAGTTTTCTACCATTACTAGCCCAAGTAAATGTTCTTTGATCTTGAGATAAACCCAGTATATTAGCTTCAGTAGCTCTAATACCAAAGTTTCTAAGAGTAACATTTTCATCATTTGCTAATTCTATAAACAAACTAGGATTTGATCTAGCAAATAACATTAAATCTCTTTTAAGTTCTTTAGAACTCATCTTAGATACACTAGAACCAGATTCAACTCTTAATATTGCTTCAGCTTGGTCTATATCCATAGTTACAGCAGCATTTAAAGCTTCTATTTCTAATTCTAAGTAATCTAAATCATCAGTTGCTTCTTGTACATCATCTTTTTCAGAATATAATTTATTTCTGTTTGGATGATATAATGAAAGAAGCTTTTGTAAAGCTACATCAGATTTAGGTACCATTAACACACCATCTTTAAAAACAATATGCCCTAATGTTGCAGATCCTGTTTGTTCATCAACAAATGGACTTCTCATGTTAGTTGCATACCTAAGCTCTCTATTATAACCTTTTGCTTCATCGAAATACATTAGAGGTTTTCTAGCAGAGTGTTTTGAATTAATTCTAAAAGTTAAAGGAGATTTATTATTTAATAAATGATAAAACCTATCTTTAATTTCCCAAGTATCTTTTTTAATTTCTTTTGCTACAGTTTTAACTGCAGTCTTTTTTTCTTTTGTTTCCATAATATAATATAATATAATATAATAATTAATAAAGACCCCGCCGAAGCGGGATCTTATTATTGCCTTATTTTAAGTTAAANCATCACTTTTCTTAATAACTACTGTTGGTACAGCATCCGCTAAGATAGCACCTGTCGCAGTTACTTTAACACCTAATCTTGGCGCTTCTACAAACATGCCTGAAGCTTCAGACATTTTTGATAGAGCATCAAGCCAAGCTGATTCTATTTCAGCAAGAGTTGAAGTGTATTCATTGCTTGCTCCTGGAGAAGCATAAGTTATAGCTGATTTAACTAATGACTCATCATCACCAGCGGCTATACCGTATACTATATCCACCGTGCAAACAGCGGTTGATCCAGAATTAGCTATCGCTACTTCAACAAATTTAATGTCGTCGCAGCTAACTAATTTAGAACCTGTATTAGCTGTTGCAGATGCAGCAGCATTTGATAGTTTTAATAAACCCATAATTTCTAATCTTTAAAATGTTAATAATTATATAGTAGATTTAAATAACACGAAGTTATTTGCACCTTGTACACAAAGACATCTTTCAGATAAGAAATGAACTTGCATTGCATCTAAAGAAGATGTATAAGCTCCGCCTACTGAACCAGTAACCCAAGACTTCATTCTTCTATCATCAGCTTCAGAAGCTCTGTATCTTACATGTAAGAAAGGACGTCTGATATTTTGACCTAACATTTGATCATAAACAGTAGATGTTCCAGCAGGAATCATAACACCATCAATATCTCCAGTTAAACCTCTTGTAGATGCATCATTTAGATATTTCCAATCAGTTTTGTAGAAGTCATAAGAACCTCTTCTAAAACCAGAAAATCCAAAATTAAGAGCCATATCTTCTTCATTGTTAAATAAACCATAAGAAGCATTAGCAGTAGAAGCATAACCTCCACCGGCTTGAGCAGCGATCATATCATCAAAATCTAAAGCAGTAGCTCTTGATAAAAATAACATGTTTTCTTCAATAGCACCTTGCTTATCTAATTGCTTAAGAATAGCATCGAAATCACCTAACGCGCCAGATCCTGGAGCAGCAGCACCAGCAAAGTCGTTATAAATGTTTCCTCTGTCTTCAATAGCAGCAAATAAACCTTCAGAACCTTCAATACCTGTTGGTAATCCAGCACCTGCACCTTTTTTCTCAGCTTCAACCATACTCATTTCTAAGTAATCCTCAAAACGTAATCTTGTTTCAGACTCAGCTTTTAGATACCATAAGTATCCAGAAGTACCATCTTCAGTAGCAACTTCAACCCAACCAATTTGAGCAGCATCAGATCCTGAAACTTGATACATATCTTTTAATATAATTGGCTTATTTGAAAATTGAGTGAAATCAGGCTGAATAGATTTAACGCCAGAAGCTGGTGTACCAGCATCAAAACCCGAAGTTCCTTTGTTAAATTCAGATCCGTAAACAAATACTTTAATACCTGTTTCTTCATCAACTAAACCCGTTCCAGTTATTAAATCAGCAAATTTGTAAGTTTTTACCTCTACAGTCGCAACATTAGCAACAGGTGTACTTACTGCGGTGACAATACCTTTTACAGTATTAAGACCGTTAGAAACTACAATAGTTTGATCTAATCTAATAGCGCACGCTTTGCCAGCTTCTAAAGTTACCTCAATAGTAGTTCCAGATTTAATTTTACAAATGTCATAAGAAACGTGTAATCTATTTTGTTCAGACCAAATTACTTGATCCGATGTCATTGGCATCTCTGCGCCAACCATTCTTAAGAAACCTTGTAACGTTCTGTTACCAAATCTCTCTACTTCTGCTTCGTATAACTCAGGTAAGTATTGTTGAGCAAAAGTATCACTATCACCAGTACCAGTACCTCCATTAAAAGACAAGTAGTTACTATCTAACGCTTGTTTCTTTTGATGAGGTATTAGTCCGGGAGCATTGGAAATGTCTAATCCCATTTTATTTTAGTTTTAAGTTTTATTTTTGTTTTGTTTTTATTTTTAACTTAGAACTATCTACACCGCTAATTGCTTTTACTTTTAATCCATTAATAAATACATCACCTGTAGATGTTACTCTAGGTTCGTTACTTACATTTTTGGATTTAGCCATCATATCTTTTACAGCATCGGCTTTACCTTGCTCATAGAAATGATTAGCTATTGTATCAGCGTTTTCAGCAGCATAAATGGCTTTGTGGTAACCAGCATAATCTTTTACTTCACCTTTCTCGTTTAGGAACTTCCCAACAAAATTAGTTAGATCAGATTGGGTGTTAGCAACACCATCAGTATCCGAAACTCCATATCTAAATTTCTTTTCACCAATATTGAAGTCAAAACCTTTGAATTCTTGGTTAAAATAGTTTTTAGTGTTACTTTGGAACCTCTTGTGTTGATCTTGAACCATTTTCTGTTCTTCGTTGTATCTATTGAAAAAGTCCATTGCTTTTTGTTGGTCTTGAGTTACGCCGGGTCTCAACTTGATTTCGTCGTAGTATTTACTCTTAGTGTCCTCTAAAAATTTACGGGCTTTAGCAATTTCTTCTTTAAAGGCGAGTTTCTTTTTCTTTATATCTCGCTCTTCATCCATATCTTCGTCAAATGAAAAGTTATCTTCTAATAAGAAGTTAACCTCTTCTATGTCTAAATGTGGTTTAGTCTGTTTGTAGTATTCTCTAATTAAAGCATCGTCGTTTATATTGCTGTAATCAGCATTTAATCTAACGTAGTCTTCAACTGTGCCACCTGTTTCTTCCATAAACTTAACTAACTTTTCTACATTTTCTGGTAAGTTAATTTCTGGTTTAGCTGGCTCTGGAGCAGTTTCCATAACTGGCTCTTTCTTTTCTTCTACTTTTTCTTCTTCAGTAACTTCTTGTATTGGTGTTACTTTTTCTTCAGTAGTTTCTTCAACAACTTCTTTTACTGGCTCTTCTTTAATAGCCTCTTCCTTAGCTTCATCAATAACAACTTTTGTTACTTCTTCCTCTACAGGATCTTCTTTTTTAGATAAATCTACTTTTATAGTTTCTCCTTTTTTGGTAAGTTTCTTAGGTCTACCTGGCTTCTTTTTTACTTTAAAAGAACCTTCTTCTTTTACTTCTTCTGACATAATATAATATAATAGTTAATATAAAATTACTTAGGGCCAAACTGCTCTAAGCCAAATCCACCCATAGTATCATTACCTGCGGATTCAAAGTTCTTCGGTAATAAATCATTTTTTCTTTGATCTATTAACTCAGATTGTTGCGTTGCTTGTATTTTAGTTCGTTCGTCTTTACGATCTTCTTTAAATTCTTCTTGAGACTTCTTGCTTTGCCCTTGAGCTTGAGTAAGTTGCATATTGTAATTAAACTCTAGTTCCATCAACTGTTGTTTAATCTGTGCTTCTCTCTCCATCTTTTGTACTTCAAAATCACTCTTAGCTTTTTCAAGTTGCATCTTTTGCTCAGTTAATATTTGTTGTTTCTGAGCTTCTGCCATAGCTGTTTGCTCTGCCAATTGTGCATTAGACTGCGCTTGAGCCTGCATATTAGCTTGCTGTGCTTGTTGTTCTCTAGCTGCTTTATCTTTTCTACGTTTCTTTAACATTTGATTAGCTAACTTTAAATTAGCAACTTCTCTAATGTCAATAGCGTCTTCAAGACCTATTTGTCCAGCTTGTAAAGCTATTTGAATATTTTGTTCTAGTATTTGTCTTTGCTCTTCGTCTGGCTCTAGTTCTAAGAATATACCAAAGTCATGTATATTTAAACCAGATAACTCTTCTAGCGTACCCACGTTGTACCTAGATATACTAGACATCAAAGACTGTTTAGTCATTGGGAACATTAAAGCATCGGCAACTCTTAATGATATGTTTTCACAAGTTCTAAGAGTTAAATATAAACTAGCTTGTAACACGTGTCTTGTAGCTACGTTTGAATTAGCGGCAGCTAACTTCTGCAAACCAACTAATGACTGCTTGTCTGGTAATGTACCATCTCTAGCTTCATTAAGTCCGGTCACGTCTCTAATCATTTTAAGATAATACTCATAAGTCTGTATCAATGATTGTATTTTACCCATACCATTTGAAGTAGAAAGCTCTTGTATTGGAACTTTACCTGGGTTCATACCACCATCTTGAGTCATTGATCTACCAACTAAAGATCCAGTTTGGAAATACATATTCAAAGCTTCAGCTGGGTTGTAGTTAGTACCATTACCAAGATCTACTTCTGCTAAACCATCTATATCCATATAAACCCCATCAGGTACTATTCTAGACATCACCTGCTGCAATTTTAAATGAGTTAGCTGTATCATATCAGCAAAACCAGTTATTCTGCTTACAATTGATTCTATACGTCCTTTATATAATCTAGGAGCTACGATGTTATAGTTCATATTAACTTTAACAGTGTCAGCATTTGGTCTAGTCATATTCTCAGCTACTTTCCACTCAAGCATTTTTTCATGACCTAATATCTTAGCTCCTGAATATAATACTTCAATTGATCTAAATGCTTTTTTAAAGTTGTCACCTTCTGGTGCATCTATAAATGTATCTTGTTTTTCTAATGCTTTTTCAAGGCCTGATGCAGTTTGCTTTATTTTAAATACTTGATTAGTATAAGTCTTGTATTCAAAATATAATACTTGTACTGTGCTATCATCATAACGACCACTCCAGTTTCTAGTATAATTTTGATTACCTGGATATTTTTGTATTTCTTCTAGTTCGCTAGGTGTTAGATTAGGAAACTGCTTTTTAAGCTCTGGCAAGCTTATAGGCTTTACTTCACCTACATAATATATATCTTCAAAATTAGGATCTTCACTATATGAATAAACCAAACTTGCTGGATCTACATAATCAACAGTAACACCTTCTGATCTATTAAAAGAAGTTTTAGTAGCTGCAATACCTAATATAGTTAAATCTTGATTTAATCTTCTTCTAGTTAAATCATATTTGTTTTTAGCTAATATGTTATTAATAACTTCTTCTTCAGCTACTTCAATAGATTCTTTATAATCCATTTGCATATGAAGCTGTAAATCTTCTTCACTTTCCATCTCTAAACCTTTACCTTGTGATTTAGAAACATCTAACCCTGTCATTTGTTGTATCTGGTTGATAAGATCTTTTTGCATCATATCTCTTTGTAGAGCTTCAGCATAAGCAGTTCTTTTCATTATAGACTCAGGATCTTGAGCATAAGCTTTAATATCGTAAGATCTTTGAGACATACCATTTACAACAATATCTACAAACTTAGGTATAACTGGTACGGGTTTCCAGTCTAAGTTTAAATAAGATAAGTCACCATTAATAGATAATTCGTCTTTGTATTTTTGAATAGATTGTTCTCCTCTGGCATATAATCTTAACCTATGGAAATTATTATAGTTCGTATTAAATCTATCTTGCCAACCCCTGTCGTTTCTAAACCACTCAGATTCAATGGCTCTACCGACTTGTAAACCATAATCATAAGAAGCTTTTTCTACATCCGGTACGACCTGATCTGGAAAAGAACTATTGTAATTAGTTTTTATCATCTATTTTATTTTTGAATTATAACCCGTGTTATCATATCTTTTAATACCTAAAGCTACAGATTTGTTTTGTCTTTTACTAACTGGCGTGTATCTATTTTTGTTACAAGCCATAATAGCTAAACCTGAACTTATCGAAGCATCGTGCTTTGTTCTATTGTTAATATTGAACTTAGACCAATCTTCTAATGTCTTTTGATGGTACATATCACCGTATCCATCGTCTTTTAATCCTACATAAGTTTCTATATAAGATTCAATTGCAGCAGCGTGAGCTTGCTTAATATCTTCACTTGAGTTAGGTATTCCACCTATTTCTTTTTCAGTCGTTGATAGTTTATTCCAAACCTTATCAGGACGATTCATAGAGTATCCTCTATAACCTCTTCTTTTTAAATAGTATAAAAACCTAGGTTTGTTGTTTTCAGCTAGTATAGGCATACCATAAAAAACCATAGCCATTAATACATCTTCAAAGAATATCTCAGCTGTCTGTGGCCTTGATATATATTCTAAAAAGAAATGGTTAGGCGGTACATCTTCCATTGAAAACTTAGTTAAACCATGTAAAGCACCATTAGATCCTTTACCATCAACAGTTCCTGATATATCATAGCTATCAAGCCCAAAAGCCCCAACGTGTTCGTTTCCAGGGTATTTACCGTTATTCTTTAGTATCACTCGATTTTGAAGATTTTTAGGTGGTACCCAGCTTATCTGGAACCTACCATTTCTATTTGGATTAAATATAACCCTTGAATCTTTAATACCGTTTTCCCACTGAAAACTACCTACTGTAACAGCTGCTGAATTATTAAGCTCAGCATTATAATCTATTTGTTCGTATATCTTAGTTAAGTTAAATAAACTATCTTTTGTTTCGTCTCTAAAAGCATGAGCTTCAGTTCTTGGAAACTGTCTATAGTATTCATTTAATCCATCAGGATCATCTCTTAATCCATCGACTTCGTTTTCCCAGTTTTCAATAACTCCAGTTGTAATTTCATAACCGTCAACTCCTTTGACTGTATTTTTACCTCTAACGAAGACAGGTAGTCCATGAGTATCGATGAATCCTTCATAGTTCCATTCCATAGGAATGAACAAGCTATAGAGTCCAGAAGATGTTTGTCCGTTTCGATTTCTTTTATTAACGTCTGAATTGTTGTATAATTTTTTGAAATTGTCTCCACCTTTATCTAAAGCATTTGAAGTTGAGCCCATCATACATTTACCTACGATTCTAGATCCTAGCCTTAATGTAGTTTTTGTAACTCTCCAGTTATTTAATATATTATCAGGTCTCTCCCATTTACCACTTTCATCATGAGCCAATAGTTTTAGCTTTTCACCATCGTAAGAGTTATCACCAGTATTTTTCCAGTCAATAGTTGTATCAAGTCCGTCTAGTTCTCTTAGTTGTTCATTGCTCTCAAGCTTCCTTCTAGTAAGCTTCGAAGCTGGAACTCTGTACGCAAGTTCTGTTTTAGGACGATCCATACCGTCCTGGATCGGTTTGAAGAAAAACGGATAGTTAACGGATATTGGTACGACTTTATCTGTAAACATTTTTTTAGCATCTGATCCAGATTTAGAGAGTATACCAAATCGGGAGTCGCTAGATATTGTTGCTTGGTTAACAAGTTCCGCTGAGGACATAAATGAAAATCCAGATCTTCTGTTCTTAAGGTAGCACATCCCGTAACATCTCGTATCTGCTTTACATGCTTCCCAAAATATAAAGAATAATCTATTTGCTTCTCTAAAATCAGGGGCTCCAACGTCGATCTTTGACCATTGTAAGTACATGTAATGAGTACCAGTAATATAAGTAGGAGTACCGTTATTATAGAACCAGTAACCTTGTTCTCTTCTTTTAAATTCTTCGTCGATATAATCATACCACTTTTCTTTAAATTCAGCTGGATACTCTTCCCAGTCAAACCTACTTTTAATTTTACTTAACTCTTTTGGATATTCTTGCCTTTCCCAGTACTGCTCCGCTTTTTCTTTACTTCGTTTAAACGGTTCATCTGTTGCTGGTAAAGCAATCCTGAGATTCTGTATTTCAATGATTTGTCCAATTTTTCCAGTTTTACTTATTACTATAAAATCATAATCAGAGTT